GCGCCGGGGATCGCTCGCGGTCCCGGCGTCGGGCTGGTAGAGCAGCACGCCCTCGGTCGGCGCCAAGATCACATCGTCGTCCTCGAAGGGATCGTTCCCGCCCGACGGCCACTCCTGCGCCGGTGGCCCGAAGAACTGACCTGCCGCGTGCATCTGCGGCGGCAGGAAGGTCGCGACCGTGGCGCCGAGCGTCACCGTCATGCCCGTGACGGCGGTGCGCATGTCGGCGGTCGCCGACTCGGCAGACTTCCGCTTGGCCGGCGTGACCGTGGCCCCCGAGGGCGCGCCGGTGAACGTGAACCTAGAGAGCAGGATGCGCGGCACGCTGCTCGTCAGCACGTTCGTCGTCACGAAGCGCAGCACGCACTTGCGAATGGCCACGTCCCAGGCGTTGCCCGAGGGCACCTGGAACCAGAAATAGCCGGTCGCGACGGCGTCCTGAGCGCTGGCCTGGACGGACTGCAGCGCTGGCGAGTAGTGAAAGACCTTCTTGCTGCGGCTGCTGATCGGCACGAACCAGTGATGTCCGACCACGTTGGCGCCGACCACGCGCGTGTCGATGCGGATCTTCTCGCCGGTGTTGGCGACATCATCCGCGAGCTGAACGAACGCCGGAATCGGTGCCGCCATGGGCTATTGGCCTTTCTTGCGCCGTGGGCTTCGGTTCGCTTGCTGCTCCTCATGCGTGGCCCAGCGGCAATTACCGGGGAAGTAGCCGAGCCGCCCATCGATCCTGTCAAGCGAGGTGCCGGCCGGGCGCTCACCCATGTCGTCGTAGAAGTGCTCGACGCCGAGGCGCCACCATCGATCGCAGACGAGAACCGGGCCGCCACGATCGGTGGGGCGGCCACCGTACTTCGCGAAGTTGGCGTAACGCGGGTCGTAGCACCGGCCCATCATGGCGCTCCAGCTTTTGTACGTCGGCGAATACGATAGGCCGTGCTTGATTTTCGCGCCGCCGTGGCGCGGCGAGCGGCGTATATGGGGTGAACTGCGGCCACGCATGATGCGCTCTCTCGTCTCCGAGATCGCCCACGCCTTGCGGGACGCCTCAGCGAGCTTCGCCCGATGTTCTGGCGAGAGAGGACCGAGTGTCATGCCTTTGTTCCAGCCCATAGCCATCCCGCTATTTCCTTCCGTACCGCTTGTCGAGCTCGGCGATGAAGTCGGCCATCGAGGGCGTGTGGCGGCGGAGCGCGTCGGCGCCACCCGCACCGCCGGTCCCGCCGGGGGATGAGGTCGGCGACGTCGGCGCCGGGAGTTTCTTGATCGCCGCGCCAAGCAGCTCGTACTCCTGTCGCAGCGACCTCACGCGCGCAATCGTCGGCATCTAGATCCCCTCCACGGCCGGCCCGCTCACGATCGACGAGCGGCCGATCACGGCGCGCACGAAGGCATCCCAGGCGCGCGTGAGACCAGCGACCCCTATTCCCTGGATCTGGCCCCGCATCGAGGCGAGGTTCGCCTGCAGGTTCGGATCGCGCGTGCCCGGCGTCGCGGTGCGGGGTTGGGTGTCCACCGAACTCCCGCGGATCCCGCCGCCCGGGCCGGAGAGCTGGACGGCCAGGATCGCCATCAGGACGTAGTAGGCAGACTGGGCGACGAAGTAGAGCGTCGGGCCGTCGGGACACTTGGCCAGTAGCGGGCCAATGGCGGCGTTGTAGCGCGCGACGACGGGGCCGCTGTAGACGACCGTGACGGAGCGGCCCTGCCCCGACACATCGCGGCTCGATGACCCGATGCTGCGCGCGAGACCCTGGATCTCCCCGGTGAGCGCCTGCGTGGCGGTGAGCACGCTCACTGCGTGCCTCCGGCCAGTTGCTGCTCATACGCGATCAACTGCTGCGTCGCGCCAAAGATCTGAAACTGCAGCTCGTTGTAGGCGGCACTGAGCACTCGGATAGCCTCGGCCGCCGAGTCCGTCGCCGGAAGCGTCTCGATCAGCCGCGAGGCGATGCCGCCGAGGCCCCGAACCAGCGATTCCGTGGAGGGCGCGATCCGCTCGATCTCGATCCGAGCGAAGGCCATCTCCTTGCCGAAGTTGCCGAACTCGATCGACGCCACCGCGCGGTCGATTGACTCCAGCACCGCGGGGAAGGACGCGAACTCCAGCTTGAGCCGTTTCGCCTCGTCCAGCGCCCGCGCGCGAATGTTTTCACGGCCGCCCGCCGCGTCCGTCTGCGAGAGCCCTTGCCGCTCGGCGAAGGCGAGGTCGAGCGACTCCTTCTCGATCTGCTTGGCGAGATCCCGCGACGCCCGCAGTCCCTGCGACTGACCCTGCCCCGGGAGTCCCCCCTGGCCGAAGGCCGCCTCGAAGTCCTGACGGAGCTTCAGCCTGGTCTTGAGTTGCTCGACGAGGGCGTCGGTTTCCTTCTTCCAGGACGTGACCTGGGCCTCGCGATCCTTGAGGATCGAGTCGAGAAGCTTCTGGTCGTCCTCGTCGCGCAGCTTGCGGCGGTCGGCCAGGGCCTTGGCTTCCTCCGCCGCAGCGACCTTGCGCGCCAAGGCAAGGGCAGCCGTGGCCTTGCTGCCGCCGAGCGCGCCGATGATCGAACCCTCGCGGCCCTGTTGCGTCAGTTCCAGCGCCTTGTCCTGGTCGCCTTGTAGCGTCGCTAGTTCCTTCGCCAGCCCGCGCATGATGTCCCGCGACTTCGCCGCCTCCGTCCCGAACTTCTTCTGCTCCTCCGTCGCATCCTTCAGGCGCTTTGCGAATGACTCGGTGAAGCCGGCGGCCACCTTGATCCGCTCGCCGAAGCCCTCCGTGACGCTCCCGGCTTCACGGAAGTTCTGGATGAAGTTGCCGAGCAGGAAGCCGCCTCCGATCGCCGCGATGATGCCGGCGACTGGGCCGACAAGGGCTCCCACACCGCCGCCCAACGTGGCGACGGCCGGGCCAAACTTGACGGCCTGCTGAATGACCTGTTCCATCGCCACGCGCATCCCGCGCAGGCCCGGCACCGCTTGCTCAACCGCGATGGCGGCGAAGCGGGCGACTTGCTGCGAGCTGAGGCGGGCCGAGTGACCGGTTTTGTCCAACGATCCGCGCGCCCCATCCATCTCGGCCTTGAACTGGGCGGAGTTGGCCCGCAATTCGACGATGAGCGCCCCAACCGATTGCGTACCGGCCATCAGGCCGCTCTCCGAGCCCGATTCGTGACGGCCCGGATTCCGGCCCACAGCCTGTCCCGGAACACCGCGATGGCCCGATCGCCTTGCTCGGCCAGCGCGCGTGTGAGCGGCGACTGCGGACTCAGCGGCGGATGTTTGGCCGACGCCCGGAAGATGCCGCCAGGCAGTTTTAGTGACTTGGCGTGGCGGAACCGGCCGCTGGCCAGCCCTTTACGGAACGCTACGGCCGCTCCGACATCGAGCCGGGAGAGCGCTTTCAGGGCCTTCTTGAAATCCCTCCGCGACTTCTTGCCGGCGACGATCGGCCACCCCTGCCCGCCGTGGCGCTTGCCGCGTGCGCCGAATTCCAACCACCGGAGGACGTGCGCCCGCCCGGTGGTGCCGGTGACGGTGCCACCGACCGCCGCGACGCCCGACGCCTGCGCAGGTTTGGTCTGAACCTCGACGCGCAGATCGGCGGCCGTCCGACCGGAGCGGCTGTGGATGTTCCCGGCCGCGGCGTCGCGGATGAAGCCGCCGGCCGCCGTCAGAGCATCGTGCATGATCGGCCCCGAGACGTGGTCGGGCAGATCGCGTAGGATCGCGTCGAGCTGCTCCAGGCCGATGATCTGAATACCGGCGACGATTTGGGCCATGCTCAGCCCGTCCACTTCTCGAGATTCTTGAACCAGTCGGGGTCCCTGGCAGAGATACAACGGCCGGCGGCCTGAATAGCGCTGGGCGACGAGACACCGCGACGTCGCGCCTCAGCCTCGTCCGCGTCCGCCAAGTCGTAGGCCATCTGGTACGCGATCTCCTCTCGGTCCATCTCAGTCGCCATCCGCTTGAAGCCCATGCCCAGCCGCCGCGACAGACCAATGAGGTAGCGCAGCAGCGGCTGGGCTAGGATTCCCCCTTGGCGGCGCCGACCTCCGCATCCAAGGCGTTGAGGCGACCGGCGACCTTGGAGAGACGCAGCACAACCGCCGCGCTCTTGGCGCTGAGTTCCGGGATGTCGTCCACCGAGAGGAGGCGCTTGCCCTGGTCATCGATCAGCGTGAAGGCGAGCAGGCCGGTCAGGTCGTTGTCGGCGTCTTTGGGCTGGGTCTCGCGCCACGCTTCCCACTCCAGCCGCTCCGCGAGGCTGAGGGTCTGCAGGATGACCTCGCCACCCCACTCCGGCACCTTGACGATCTCGCGCTGCCGACCGATACCCAGGATGACCTCGCGCCCGAGAATGCCCATCACGCCGCCCCGATCTTGGTCGGCTTGCCCGACTGCTTGAACGTCGCCGTGGCCTGGATCTTGCTGTTGACGACGAACCCGGCGCGGTTGAATGTGGCTATGGCCAGCGCGTACTGGAAGCCGAAGGCGTTCGTCGGGTCCATGACCCGGTAGTTCTTGTACGTGCTGCTCGGCGCCTCGGCCTCCATCGCGGCCTGGACGGCGTTGCCGGCGATGTAGTTCATGTTCGCCGTGAAGGTGGCGAACGTCGCCTTCCCAGGCTTCGTCTCGCTGCCGTCGGAGCGCAGGTGCGTGACGTCGATGTCCGGCGCCTCGGCCGCGCCCGGGATCACCTCGGAGACCTCGGGAACCTCGGTGAAGACCTCGGGGCTGCCGCCGTCGCCACGCTGGAAGAACCAGTCGTTAGCGATCTGTGCTGCGCTCGGGGATACGCCGGTCGCCATGCCTCAGCCCCTCCTAGGCGCTCGCGGCGCCGATGATGATCTGCACCGTCGTGTTGCCGCCGGCCGTGTTGACGAGGTCCATGAGATCGGCCGAGCCGGCGGTGACGACGATTCCCGCCGCGCTCGGCCAGACCTTGCAGGTGAAGCCGCCGGAGTGGATGGGCTCACCGTCACTGACGGCGAGATAGATCGCCACGCCGTTCGCGGCCGGGCGCTGCAGGTTGACCGTGTTCGGCCCGAGGTTATTGACGATCAGGATCTTGATGCGGGCCGGCGCGAAGGTGGCGCCCAGGATGTCGAGGAGGCCGCCGCCGATCAGGTCGAGCTGATCCGTGGCGCTGCCGGAGATCACGCGCTCGTCGACAAAGACCCGGTCGATCTGGTTCAGGCCAACGCCGGAGGTGAACGCCGCCTGGATGGTCTTGCTGAGCGCCGCCTTCTTCTCGACGCCCAGGTCGAGCGTGTCGATGGCGTTCAGCAGCGCATTGATCGCGATGGTGCCCGTCGCGGCTACGGCCATACCTTGATCCTCCTGGTGCCCGTGGCGAGGTGGTCGATGTCCTCGACGATGCGGCGGCTCGCGATCAGTTGCAGCTCGGTCCTGCGAACGGACTCGATGACGTCGTTGAGGTCGAGCGCCTCGTCCTGGTAGATCACGCGCATGGCCGGCTCGGTGTCCGCCCGGCTGCGCAGGTCATCGCGGAAGCGGATGCGGAATCGGAACGTGCTCTGGCCCTGCGGCTCGACGGCGGCCCAGACGGTCGCGAGGTCCACGAAGGCGTGGCCGACGCCGTTGGCGCCCTCAACGTAGCGCTGGAGGGTGATGCGCTCGCGGGCGTCAGAGGCGAAGCCCATCAGGCATAGATCCTCTCGTTGGCCAGCAGCGCGCCGAGCGTGTCCAGCGGGAGCGGCGTCTCGTCGTCGCGGTGCGTGTAGAAGTGGCCGGCGAGGACCAGCACGGCGCTCCGCATGTTGGGCGGAATGGCCCCCGGCCCGGTGAATCCGGCGATGAAGCGGACGGTGACCGCGTTCAGGACCGCCCGCGTGCTCGGCCACGTCTTGCCGTAGGCCGGCACGATGAGGCAGGGCGAGGGGTCTTCCTCCGCGTGGACGGTGTAGTCCGTGACCGGCGTGAGCGTTTGCTCGGCGCCGTCCGCGTCCAGGTACTTGACCGACGTGACCGACTGCACGGGGCGCACGGGCACGCGGATCGCGGAGCCGCGCAGAGACCCGTTACCGCACCACGGGAAGGCATCGAGCTTGAGATCGAGCGTGGTGGTCAGGCAGACGACGCCACTCCACCCCGTGCGTTCGCCCAGATGCGACTGCGCCCGTCGCAGGCATTCCAGCATGAAGACGTCTTCGGTCGTCTCGGCCAGCTCGGCGCGCATCGACACCTTGAAGTCGGCCAGGCTGACCACGTCGGCGGGGGAGGGGGTGACGAGGGTCAGGGCCATCAGCGCTTGCTCGCGCGTGGCAGGACGGCCTTCTCCGGGGCATCCGCCAACGCGGCGGCCTCGGGCACCGACGGAGCGGGCTTGGCGTGCCCGGCCTTGATCCATCGCTCGGCTTGATCGTCGGGGAGGTCCCAGACCGCGCCCGGCTGGTATGACCGGACGTGATCGCAGACCTCCTCCAGAATCTCGACTCGCATGAACTACGCCGTCCCTTCCGCCGGACTCACGAACGTCTCGCCAGCGACGCCCGCGCCATGAGTGACCGGACGCGATCGACTGCCGTAGAGCACGGCGACCGCCGAACAGGTCGCGTTCTGCGTGGCCCGTAAGACGACGAGGCGGACGAAGTCCTCCTTCGGCGACTTCACGTCGATATAGAAGACGGTGTTATCGGCGGTATCGACGACGGTCTGGCCGCTGCCCAGAAGATCAGCCGCCGTCGACATCGCTGCGGAGACGTCCTGCTGAGCCTTGATCGAGGTCACGGCGCCCGCGACAATCGGCCCGAACTGGACGATGAAGCAGACGCCGTCGTAGCCGGCCATGTCGATCGCTGTCCCGTCGATCTGGGTCGCGCCCGCGGCGCCGGTCGCAATCGTGATGACCTGCACGATCTTGACGTCGTGTCCGAAGAGCGTGGAGCCCATCTATGCGGCCCTCCGTCGGCGGTTGCGCTGCTGCTCGCTGCGCGTGGCCCATCGGCAGTTGATCGAGGCGCGCATCCCCGAAGAGATGCGCGCCCGATGCTCGTCCGTACGAACGTAGATGCCGGTCGGCATCAGGTCGTGTGAACGAAATGCTTCACGGGATTTGTCCCGGCATTCAACAGGTTCCCGTCCGACCGTGCGAACGCCAGGAACGCGACCTGGTGGAAGTCGGCGTACCGCTCGTCCAGCCGGAGCAGCGTCACGCCGACCACGTCGCGGATCAGGTACTTCTGCAGCGCGCCGAAGATCATGGCTCGCGTGGCGGTGGTCACGGCCGTCGCCATGTCGTTGTTGGTGAAGACGGGGTAGCCCAGGAGGGTCGCCGGGGCGCCGGTCGCCATGCCCGAGGCATCGTTCGGCAGCCAGATCGGGCGGCCGGCGGTGTCCACGATCTTCTTGAGGGTGGCGACCTTGACGTCGTTCATCATGAACGCCGCGCCCTGGCGCCGGTACGCGATATCGACGGAATGCTCCAGGTCGACGATGTTGGCGTAGGTGATGCCGCCGCCGGCCGCGCCCGTGACGCCCAGCGTGGACTGCACGACGAGCCCGAACGGCAGCGTCGTGCCGGCGCCGGTCGTGAAGTGCGTGTTCTGGATGCGGCCGATCCGCTCGCCCAGCATCTCGCCGAGCATCTGCGGGAGATTCACGGCGTTGTCCTGCATCAGCTCGACGGGCACCAGCACGTTCTTGCTGCTGTACTTGAACGCCTTCAGCACGAGCTGGCCGAAGGTCACGTCCTGCGCGCTCGCCACCGTGTTGATGTCGAGGATGGCGCCGGTCTGGGCCGTGTCGTTGGCGGTCGGGATCGGCAGATCCGCTCCGCTCTCGGTGCGGATGATCGTTGACGCCTGGCGCATGCCGCCGAACCACAGCAGCGCCTTCTCCAGCGCCATCATCATCTCATCGGGGATGGTGTAGCCACCGCCCGTGGTCGTGATGGTCTGGGCGCGCTGCTCCATCTCCCACTGGCGCACCTCGCCGAGGTGGCGCGGCGGCCGTCGCGAAAGGTTGAGCGTCAGAATTTTCTTGTTGAGGTCCATCCCGACCCGCTCGGCTGCGGAGCGGTGCTCGTCGTTCACCGGCTGATCGGAGCCGGCGATGAACCAGCCGCGCAGGGCCGCCTCGAAGTCGTCCCGGCCGCGGGCGAGTCGGCGGATCGCAGCCGTGCCGGTGCCGGGCTGGGCGCCGGGCTGAAGAGGCTCGACCTTGCGATCCTGGACTTCGGTGAGGCGGTCCTCGATCTGCTTCTGCTTCAGCCGCATCACGACGTTCTTCTGCAGGGCCTCGATGGCGGCGTCGCGCGACTGCCACTCGGTCTCTTCGTCGCCGTTCATGACGTCGCGGCCGTCTTTTTGGACCTTGGCGAGGAGGGCGGCGTTCTCTTCGGTGAGACGGTCGCGCTTTTCGATCAGCTCCTTGACCATGTGCGGGGCCCTTTCGGGGCGCCCCCGCAAATGCGAAAGGCGCCGGTCACGGTTGTTGAAAACCCGTGAGCGGCGCCCACTGCGGAGCGGCATCTCACTGACTTCGTCGGCCACCAAGCTGGGTTCCACCCGGCCCCATGGCGACGGATTACGGTACTGGCTACGCTATCGGCCCGTTTTGCTCCCGTCAAGAATCTTTTGGCGGACGCGCGCGCGGATGGTGGCGGCGAGGCGCGGGACTTCGGCCAGTCGGCGCTCCAGCTCGGCGAGTTCGGAGGCGGCGATCTGGCGATCCTCCTCGGTCGGCTCGGCCCAGTTCGTGTGGCCGCCCATCTTCGAGTCTCCTCCTTGCCCTGAGCGCTTCCTCCAGCAACTCCATAAACTCATCGGCGTCCTGCTGCGATGAGAATGTGTAGCCCACCCCTCACACCCGCCACGCCGCGCGCTTGCGCTCCAGCTCCTCGCGGAGGGCGTGGATCGTGCGGGCGGTGCCCTTGCGGTGGACCCCGAGCGAGCGGAGCGCGACCTCGGTCTGGGGGTAGGCCGGGAACGTCACGATGCTGACCTCCCGGATGAGCATGTCGGTCACGAAGCGCGTGGGCGGGTCGGTCTTGAAGTCCCAATCGTCGCCGTCAGGGAGCGTGCGGAAAGCGAACGACATGCCCTGGACGTCGCGCCGCTTGATCGACTCGACGATGTCGTGGCCGACCGTGGTGTCGGGCGGGTCGATCTCGACCATGAGGC